CGAAGCAGACACTTCCTTCTCAGGAACTGGTACTCACGCACAGTCAAACCCTTTCCATAATGCTTACTCTGCTGGTTCTGGTCTTGATACTGCTGATGCTGAACTTTTAGGTTCTGGTGCTGCTGGTGCTGGAGATTTCGGTGAAATGGCAATGTCCATTGATAAGATTTCTGTAACTGCAAAGTCCAGAGCTCTTAAAGCAGAATACACTACTGAATTAGCACAAGATTTAAAAGCAATTCATAATCTTGATGCTGAATCTGAATTAGCAAACATTCTTTCTTCCGAAATTATGGCTGAAATCAACCGAGAGATGATCCGAAAGATTAATCTTTCTGCTGTTCAAGGTGCTGCTGATACTCAGACTCCTGGTGAATTTGACTTAGACTTAGACTCCAGTGGTCGATGGTCTGTAGAAAAGTTCAAAGGACTTTTATTCCAAATCGAGAGAGATGCTAACGCAATTGCTAAAGCTACTCGACGAGGAAAGGGAAATGTTATCATCTGTTCTTCTGATGTTGCTTCTGCTCTTCAGATGGCTGGTGTTTTAGATTACAATCCTGCTCTTCAGAATAGTCTACAAGTTGATGATACTGGTAGTACTTTTGCTGGTGTATTAAACGGTCGATATAAGGTTTACATTGATCCTTATGTATCTGGTGTTGAATATTACACTCTAGGATACAAAGGTTCCAGTCCTTATGATGCTGGTATGTTCTACTGCCCATACGTTCCACTACAAATGGTTCGAGCAATGGGTGAGAATACTTTCCAACCAAAAATCGGTTTCAAGACTCG